ACCCCCTCCCTCCCCCCGAGAGACCGTCACGACCCATGTGAGGCACGTGTGAGCCCGTCTAAGCCCCGAACGCGCCCGAACCAACCCGAGGTACCACCTGCGGGCCCCGACGCACCTGACGAACCTGGTGGCTTCGTGGGCGTGGTGGCCTCAGCGGTGTACGAAGCCGTCATGGCAGCCGAGTGGCTGACGCCAGCCGACGGGGCCGCTGTCGCACTCGCCTCGAGGCTCGCCGCGGACATCGACTCGTGCGACGACGCGCAGCAGATCGCGAGCCTGTCGCGCACACTGCTAGCAGTGCTAGCGGCCATCGGCCTCACCGTGGCTGGTAGAACGTCGACCGACACGCCACCACCCGCACAGGAGAACCCGCTGGATGCCCTCCGAGCTCGAGCAGCTGGTCGGCTCACCGACGCCAAGAGTGCAGACACCGCGACCGTCCGGTCCATCGCGGGGCGCTGACCTCATCGACCTGGCCGAGGCCCTCGGTCAGCCGCTTCTGCCTTGGCAGCAGTACGTCGCCGAGGCGGCGCACGTCGTCGACGACCGCGGACGGTGGAAGCACTCGACCGCCGGCGTGCTGATCTCACGGCAGAACGGCAAGACGCACCTGCTGCGCCTTCGCATCATCGCCGGCCTGCTCCTGTGGGATGAGCGCCTAGTGCTCGCTACCGCGCAGTCCCGCGAGGTCGCTCTTGAGATGTTCCGCGGCGTCGTCGAGATGTTCGAGGACACCCCGTGGCTCGCCCGGCAGGTCAAGCGCGTCAGCCGGACGAACGGCAAGGAAGAACTCGAGCTGCTCGGCGGTGCCCGCTTCAAGATCGTGGCCCCGTCCGAGGGGGGCGCCCGCGGGTACTCAGCCGACCTGGTCATCATCGACGAGGCCCGCCAGCATCGCACCACCGACGCCTACGCCGCCCTCGTCTACACGACGCAGGCCCGACCCAACCCGCAGGTATGGGCCGTGTCGAACGCCGGCGACGCAGGATCAACCGTGCTGAACGCGCTGCGCGATCAGGCGTTGCAGTCAATCGCTAACGGCGAACCGGGTCCGCTCGGCTGGTGGGAATGGTCTGCTGAGCCCGGCGCGAAGCTCGACGACACCGACGCGTGGGTCGCCGCCAACCCAGCCCTCGGCCACCTCGTCCAGCCCGAGTCGCTCCTCGCCCGTATCAAGTCGGACCCGCCTGAGATCGTGCGGACCGAGATGCTGTGCCAGTGGGTCGAGACGCTCGACTCGCCGTTCCCAGCCGGCACGTGGGCCGAGTGCTACCACGAGAACCTCGAGCTCGACCCGGACCTGCCGACGTTCCTCGCCATCGACGTCACCCCCGACCGGCGCGACGCAGCCCTGGTCGCGGTCCAGCAGCTCGACGAAGAGGCGGAGAACCTCGCCGCTTTTGTCCTGGACTCGTGGCACGCGGACGACACCATCGACGACCGCAAGGTCGCCGGCCAGGTCGCCACCCGCGCCCGCGAGTACCACGCCCGCGTCGTCGCCTTCGACCGCTGGACCGCCGCCGGCATCGCCTCGAGAGTTGCCCAGGTCGGCATCCCCGTCGGCGACGTCTCAGGCTCAGCGTTCACTCAGGCGTGCGACGAGCTCCTCGGCGCGATCGTGTCCAAGCGGCTCCGCCACGCAGGCCAGCCGCTGCTGACCGAGCAGGTCGCCGCGTCCGCCCGCAAGCAGACCGGCGACGGCGGCTGGCGCATCGTCCGCCGCCAGTCCGCCGGACCCGTCTGCGCCTCCGTAGCCTTGGCCATGGCAACCCACCATGCTGTGCGCCCCGTCTCACAGGCGGCCATCGTCGTCGGTTAGGATTTGCGTATGGGCCTTCGCGACATCATCCTCGGAACCACGCCTCCCCCGCAGTCTGAGGAGGGTGAGACCCCCATCACCGCGTCGCTGGCCTCCGCCCGATGGCCCACCTGGGAGCAGCTGACCGGGGCCTCGGGCGTCAACGTGGCACGCAACCAGGCGATGACCGTGCCGGCCATCGCCCGCGCTCGCAACATCATCGCCGGCTCCATCTCGGGCCTGCCGATCTACAGGTACACGCAGGACGGCCGCGACCTCCTGCCGGCCCCATGGATGCGGCAGCCCGACCCGCTCGTCACCCGGCAGACCACGATGGCGTGGACCATCGACTCGCTGTTCTTCTACGGCGTCGCCTACTGGCAGGTCCTCGACGTGTACGCCGAGGACGGCCGGCCCAACCGCTTCCGCTGGATCGACCCGGTCCGCGTGTCCACCGAGCTCAACCGCGAAGGCACGATGGTCGACCACTACAAGGTCGACGGCAAGCGTGTCCCCGACCGCGGTGCCGGCTCGCTCGTCGTGTTCTCCGGCTACGAGGACGGCTTGCTCCGCCGTGCCGGCCGCACAATCCGTACCGCCATCCAGCTCGAGCAGGCCGCGCTCACCTACGCCGAGACGCCGTCGCCGATGGTCGCCCTCAAGAACTCAGGGTCGCCGCTGCCGACCGGCAAGGTCAACGAGCTCCTCGCCGCATGGCGTGAGGCGCGCAACCGCTCCGCCACCGCCTACCTCAACGAGTCCATCGACATCGAGCGTGTCGGCTTCTCGCCGTCCGAGATGGCGCTGACCGAGGCGCGCATGGCGACCGCGCAGGAACTCGCTCGCGCCGCCGGCATCCCGCCCTGGTACCTCGGCGTCGACGCCGGCTCGTCCATGACCTACCAGAACGTCGGCAACTCCCGCCGCGATCTCCTCGATTTCGCCCTGATGCCGTTCATCACGGCCATCGAGCAGCGGCTCAGCCTGGGCGACATCCTTGTCGCCCGCGAGAACGTCAAGTTCGACCTGACCGACTTCCTCCGCTCGAGCCCCATCGAACGCGCGCAGCTTTACCAGGCGCTCGTTCCGCTCGGTATTTTGAGCCCCGAGGAGGTCCGGCAGCTCGAGGACCTCGCACCCGGCGAACAGGCCAACTGATGGACAAGCAACTGCGCGTCACCTTTACCGCTGACGTCACCGCGGCGGACTCCGAGAAGGGCGTCATCGTCGGCACCGTCGTCCCCTACGGGTCGTTCGGGCAGACGTCCCTCGGCCCTGTCGCCTTCCAGGCTGGCGCGTTCAGCAAGCCGCCCGAGACCGTCAAGCTGCTCCTCGAGCACGACGCCCGCCGTCCCATCGGACGCGCCACCGGCTTCGTCGACGGCCCCGACCACATGACCGGCACGTTTAAGCTCAGCCGGACCACCGCTGGCAAGGACGCCCTGATCGAGGCAGCCGAGGGGCTGCGCGAGGGCCTGTCCGTCGGCGCCAACATCATCGACTTCGAGGACACCGAGGAGGGCTACGTCGTCACCGCGGCGGAGCTCGTCGAGGTGTCGCTCGTCACGACTCCGGCCTTCTCCGAGGCCGGCGTAGAGCAGGTCGCGGCATCGACGCCCGAACCTGAGCCCACTCCCGACCAGGAGCCCGTAACCATGGAGCACGAGACCCCCGAGGTCGAGCCCGCCGCCGAGGTGGTCGAGGCCTCCAAGGTCGAGGCGGCCGCCCCGACCTCCCAGTACATCACCGTCGGCGCACCTCGCGCGCTCGATGGCATGACCGCAGGTGGCTTCGCCAAGGCGCAGCTCGAGGCGGCAGCCGGAGACCGCGACGCCCAGATGGTCGTCCAGGCCGCGCTTGCGGACAACACGACCACGACCGGCGCCGGCGTCGTCCCGACCCGCTTCCTCACCGAGGTCATCTCGGTGCTGGACAACAGCCGCCCGTTCGTCGACAGCATCAGCCGCGAGGCGCTGCCCGACGCCGGGATGGACTTCAAGATCCCGCGCGTCACGCAGAAGCCTTCGGTCGCCGATCAGGCCGCTGAGGGCGACGAGGTCTCCTCGACCGCCTTCGAGCTCGACTACCTCACCGTCGACGTCAAGACGTTCGGCGGCGGCGAGCGCATCTCCCGCCAGCTCATCGAGCGTTCGGACCCGGCGTTCCTTGACCGCCTCATCATCGAGATGGCGGCGCAGTACGCGCAGACCGTCGACAAGTGGGCGCACCTGCAGGCCAACGGTTCGGCGGCGCAGTCCGACGGCACCACGATCTACAAGGCCATCGTGCAGGGCATCGCAGACTCCTACAGCGTCATGCGGTTCACGCCCAACGTCCTCCACGTCAACCCGGCCGGCACCAACGCCGTGACCTGGGAGAAGCTGATGGACGAGGTCGACTCCGATGGACGTCCGCTGTTCGCTGCCGCGCAGCCCAGCAACGCGAACGGGGTCATCGTCCAGGGCTCGACGCGCGGCACCGTCGCCGGCCTTGACCTGGTCGTCAACCCGAACGCTACGGCGAACTACGCGGGTCTGGTTTACCCGTCGGCGTTCGCAACGTTCTACGAGGCCGCGGGCGCGCCCGTCCAGGTCTCGGTCCAGGACGTGTCCAGCCTCGAGGTCGAGGTTGCCGTCTACGGCTACGTGGCGCTTGCACTCAAGCACCCCACGGCCGCGCGTTACCTCACCGTCACCCCGTGACCGACCGCCGGGGTCGCCGCTTCCCTCTCCTGAGCGGCGGCCCCGGCTAGGGGAGGCCCTCCCATGGCGAACTACGTCGACCTCGACGAACTCAAGACTGTGCTCGGCGTCGGAGACCTGTACCCCGACGCGCAGCTCACGAACGTGTCGACCGCCGCCACCAACCTCGTCCTGTCCATGCTGTCCCGGTTTCAGTACCCGGTCGACCAGCTGTGCTGCGAGGAGGGCACCTCAGTCACCGCCCGCACCGTCGGCTTCCACCGGCTGTACGTCGGCCAGTCCGTCACGATCGCAGGCCTGCCGGCTCACTTCAACGGGCCGGCCACGATCACGGCTATCGGCTACACGGCAGAGCAGCCCCCGAGGCCGCTGTGGCCTTGGCCGACCTACTGGCCGTACTCCTACCTGCCGACGCAGGAGCAGCTGTACAACACGTTCACGTTCACGAAGGTCCACGGCGAGCCGCCGGTCGCCGACAAGCAGGCGGTCATCCCCTACGGCTTCGTCACCGACCAGGCATCGGAGGACGTCTACGAGGACGACCCGCTCGTCCTCGAGGCGTGCATGATGCTCGCCGTCGAGATCTGGCAGGCGCGCGTCGCCCCTGGCGGCACCATCCAAGGCGTCGACTTCCAGCCGGGACCGTTCCGCCTCGGCCGTAGCCTCATCGGCCGCGTGCAGGGCCTCCTTGCCCCGCACATGGACGTGGGGACGATGGTCGGATGAACCTCAAGACGCTCCGACAGTCGCTCGCGAGCGCCCTCGAGGACGCCGGCATCGACTACTCGACCTCGGCGTTCCCACCGCCCGTCGTCGTCCCCCCGACCGTCGTCATCGTCCCGGGCAACCCGTGGATCGCGCCGGTCACCCTCGGTAGGCCTGGCACCCCGCAGGTCGAGGTGTCGTTCCGGCTCACCTGCATCGTCGCCAACCTCGACAACCAAGGCTCGCTCGACCAGCTCGAGACGCTCGTGTTCGCCGTCCTCGACAACCTGCCCCGCGGCTGGGAGGTCGGCGACGTGTCCCCACCGTCCGTCGAGACCATCGGCCCATCCGACCTTCTCGTCTCGGACGTACAGGTCACTACCCTCACCACCCCAAGCTAAGGAGCACGTCCCATGGCAACCGTCCTTACCGGGCAGGACTTGACGCTGACGATTGACTCGGACGCGTTCGACGCCCAGACCATCAGCACCACGTTCACCTACACCCCGAACCGCGAAGTTCTTGAGACGCTCGACGGGCCCGTGTACAAGACGCTGACGTTCGAGTACTCGCTCGACGTCACGATGTACTCGGACTGGGGCACGACCAACGGCCTGTGCGACGCCCTCGCCACGGCCGCACTGAGCTCGCCCGACACGTCGGTTACGTTCACGCTCGTCGCTGACGGCCCGAACCTCGACACCACGATCACTGGCAAGGTGTTCCCCGAGGTTCCGCCGATGTCCGGCGAGGGTCCGACCGCGTCGCAGATTTCGTTCACCCTCACCGGCGACCGAAACACGGTCCCGACCATCGTGGCAGCCTGATAGGAGAGCAGCATGGCAACCGGAACCAGGGTCGAGGTAGAACACCGAGACCGGGGCCACCTGAACCTCGAGCTGGAGCTCGCGGACTGGATCGGCTGGGAGAGCTGGGCCGGACGCTCCTTCGTCACCTTCGGGGATGAGCAGAATCCCCCAGGTGCGAAGGACGTCGCGTACCTCGGGTACGAGGCCGCGAAGCGGACCGG